GGGGGAGCTTGAACTAGAACTGTAAATCCTGTAGTAGCAGGGTCAGATTCTAAAAAGTTTGCAGGCTTCTTTTCCATTCCAGTTAAAGTTAATGTATAACCACTAAGGTCATTCATTGCTTGTCCTGTTACGATAGTACCAGCGGTTACTTGACAACCATTTTCAAATCCAGCTAAAAAGAAGTTTCCATTTTGGTCTTCAATAATAACTCTTGGTCTACCATAAGAAATTAATTTTAATTCCTTATTGTCTGTAATAGTTAACTTTTTTAATGTTAATTCTATTACCTGCTCAAAAGCAGTAGTTCCTGTATCAGCACTAGTCTGAATATTTTGCGTGAAAGAAGAAGCATCTCTTACTTCATACTTGAAAGCATTTGGTGTTCCTGTTACAGACTCAATAGCGTCTGTATTAGTAGAATCAAATGTGTAACTAGCAGGAGTAGTATCTGCAAAATTAGAAAAGTAGATGGCTTTTATACCTCCAACCGAATCCTTACATACTTCTTTTCTTCCTAATGTTAAATCACAAGCCATTTTTATATTGGGTTTTAAATATTCCCTCCTCAATTAAGAAGAGGGATTATTATTAATAATTAATTTAATTATGCAACTGGAGTGTAAAGAACGATATCTGAACCAAATCCATGTTGTACACCAGCTGTAAATCTCATTACGAAACGTACATTCTGACTTCCGTCTAAGTCGCTCATATCTAATACTTTAACTTCATTATAGTCTGATAAAAGTCCAGTTCCAAAGAAAATGTTAGATGTTTCAGCTAAATACATATAGTTAGGGTCTAATCCTTGAGCTAAGAAAATCTGAACTCCATCAAACATCAATCCAGAGATGCTTTGATTGTTTCCTTTACCTTCGTAACCATTAGCACCAAGTCCAGCAGCACCAAATCCGCCTAAAGCTCTTACATAAGCTTTATACACATTCTGTGCAACGTATAATTTTACATCTGGCTTTCCATATAATGCATCAGGCATAGCGTCTGTTACTTTACCTAATTCAGCTATTACGTTAGCAGAAGTTACACCACCAGCACCAGTAGAGACTCCTGCTACATCAATAACAGTTGCATCAGCAGTAGCTAAAGCGACTAATCCATCAAATTGTCCAGCAACTGCCGTAGCACCCATCCAGATATTGCTATCATTCTTCTCAGCTATCTTAGCGATAATCTCAGCGATTAAAAACTCTTGGAAAGATGGAGGTAGATTGTCAAATGCAGAATATCCCATAGATATTGCATCCCAATCGTCTCTAAAGTCAGTCTTACACAAGTTTAAGTTAACTTGGAATTCTTCTGGTTGTAAAATTTTCTCGTCTAAAGTAACAGTATCAGTTGCAGCGAAATCACAACTTCCATCAGCGATTAAGTCTGTGGTAGAAAGTCTTTTGATTACTTGCTTGAACTTTACATTAGGTTTAACAGTAATACCACCGTTCTCGATAGTATTTGCAGATAATAATGCTGCTGAGATATACCCTGCTGCTTTTTCTCCTGCATAAGTTGTTGTAATTGAAGTTGTTGTTGCCATTTTTTATTTATTAAATAATTTGTTATAAATTGAGTGTTTTACGGTTTTTGGTCTACTCTGTGAATAAAGGTGTTGTTTCTTTTGCTCTACTTGAGCTTCTGGGGAATGTACTATTTCTTCTGACTCAACAGATAGTTCAGTTACTTCCTCAACTAATACTTCTTGCTTTGATAATTCAGCAGGAACGTCTTTTTCTTCTGTAGGAGATACGATTTCCATCATCTGCTTAACAGAAGCTCTTAATGAAGTTAACTCTTCGTATAAAGATTCGTACTTCTTGTTTAATGATTCAATGTTTGAATCTTCAGAAATAACTTCTTCTTCAACTACAGGAGCTTCTTCAATAACTTCTTCTTCAGCTAACTCAACAACCTCTTCTACAGGCTGTTTAATTATTTCTTCAGAAGAAAGTAAAATGCTTTTAAAGGCATCTACAATTTCTTTTGGACTTTTCATAAATTAAGTTTAATTATTATTAACTCTATAACACTAATAACTAGTAAAGTAAATATTGTTGTATTTTTGATTAAATATTACCTATACCTTGATTAATCATCTTACCATTACAACACTCTCTACTGTATCTATTTCCGTCCTTGCATAGACAGCCTCTTCTTTTATTCTTTGGAGAAGTTCTACTCCATTCTTCTTTTTCTCTTCTATTCATCTTTTAGTTTGTTTAGTAATTTATTTAACGTATCTAAAGCCTCTTCGTTTTCGTCAGACAGGGATACACTACTATGTACCCAACCTTTCTTAGTGTATTCCTCATGTTCTTCTTTAGTTGTTATTTCAATGCTTTCACCAGTCTTAGGGTCATACATTGTGTGAGGATACTCCATTAATTTCTCCTCCTTTTTACTAAAGAAACCCTCAATACTAAATCCTAGATATTTACCTAGCTTTACATCTTCCCATATCTCATCATTATCAATCTTCATAACTACCGCCCAAGCACCCTCTGGAGCATCTAGGTTGTATAAATTGCTTTTATCCATGTTAGGGTCTTCTACTATCCAAGACTCTATTAGAGACACTCCTTTTACACTTAATTCGTGTTCTAGAGTTGCGTTGTTGTTTTTTAGTCTTTTAAGGTAAAGCTCTGATGCTTTTTTAACAGTCTCTTTAGAGAACATTATCTTATAAGAGTAATCTCCACTTTTTCTAAATATCTCTCTATCTGGAACTAAAGCTAATCCAACTACTATTCTTTTGTCCTCATCTACAGACTTGAACTCTACTTTATGCTGACTTAATGCTACGAAATTCTCTTCGATAGCAGGACTCTCTACTAGCGATATAGCCTCTATGCCATCCTCTAAGTTGTTTTCGTCTATTATTAATTCTATAATATCTAATTCTTCCATAATTTTTATTTTAACCTATTGTTGCTGTGTTAGAAATGTTTAAGTCTAATTGTTGTTGGCTCGTTATGTCAGAAGAAACAACATACGCTTGTATTGGTTGGTTTAACTGACTAGCTATTGATTGTGTTAATTGATTTGACTGTGTGCTTCCTGCTAGATTGAAGTTAAATTCTCTACCTTCTCCACCACTACCTGCTCCACCTGCACCTGCTCCTATAGAACCTCCACTACCTGCTGAAGATTGAAACTTTTGTCTAGCTATAGCTGCTACTTGCATTAAACCACTAGCTATAGTTGCTGCCATAACGAAAGGTTTTGCTACATCTGGTATTGTTTTAGAAGATAATACTTGAGTAGCACCTAAATATGTATTTATAGTTGCATTAGCTATATTGGCTGCTTTATTTAACTTAAACCTTTTCTTCTCTATAGCCTCTTGTGTTTTCCTTAATTTTTCATCATTCCTACCTATTTGTAACTGTATTCTTTCTCTTTCATCTTTAGATAAGTTTTCATTCAACAATCTTTCGTTAAGCTCGTTATTTAAAGCATTTGTTTTGTTTTGCTCTATCGTTAGTTGTCTGTCGTATTCGCCACTTAAAAAGCTAGTCATAGAGGACTGAAGTTCCATATACTTCCTAAGTCCATCTTCTAAAGTAAACTCAGCCTCAATTTCATCTTTTAAAGGCTTCATTGTCCCTATTTCGCTAATCTTAGCTGCCTCTGCTTTCTTAGTGTAGTAATTCTGCCATCTTATTAGAAGTGTTGGAAAATTCTCATCCATCGTATCTAATTGCTTGGATATGTTAATGTTAAAATCCGATAATTCTTGATTAGCCTGTCCTTGGCTCATTTTTCCAGTCTTGACTTGATAGTCTAAAAACAATTTAAGTTTAGCCTTGTATGCTTCGGATTCTTGAGTAAACTCCTCCTTGTCTTCTTCATGCTTTATTTTTAGGTTCTGAATATGATGTTTTCTCTCTATCTCTATCTTTTCTACTTGAGTTTTTGCATTTAACAATTCTGTTTTTTTAGCTAAACTTCTTATTTGTTCTAAGTAGTCTTCAGCATCCTCATCAAAGTCTTTAAGGTTTTTAAATGGGGATAATTTTTTACCACTACCTTTAGCCTTCTTACCCTCAATCGCTTCTATCTTTTTCTGATACTCGTCTATTACTATTGTAAGTTTCTTATATTCCTGTGAAGTCTTAGACAGTAATTCTCTTTCTGCTTCCTTTTCTTTCTTGGAGTTTTTAAGTCCTTTAAGGGAATCTTCGTCAGCAGCATTAAATAATTTCTTAGATTTGTTGTATTCTTTTTGTATTTCTAAAGAACCTTTTGTTATATCTCTTTTTTCCTTTTCTAGCTCCGACTCTTCTTTTATATTTTTCTTTAATTGTTTAAATCTTTTATCAAAATTTACAGATAATGTTTCTCTTCTGTGAGCTGCTTTTTCCTCGTCACTTAAAGCTTCATACTCTGCTACTGTCATATCTAACAATAACTTCTTCTGCTTTTTAGCATTATCCTCCCTTAAACTGATAAGTTCTTCTTCTATTTCTAAAAGCCTTTCAGTAGACTCTTCTTGAGACTTGTCTAATTTCTTTTTAAGGTCTTGTAATATTATGTAATCTTCTATCTTTTGGTTTATATCTTCTTGAGATACCCCTAAGTCATCCAGCGCTCTCCTTAAGCTAGTTAGTGATGATTCAAAGTCAGAAGCACTAGATTCAGCCTTCGTAGCTGCTCCGAAAAAGAAATCCAAAGCTGCTGTAATTCCTTGAAAAGCAACTAATATACCAGCTGGACCAAGAAGGGATTTTCCAAGAGTACCTATAGCTCCTCCAAAACCTAAAGTTTTTCCTGTTGCATTATCAACACCCTTAGACATAAAGAATAGGTTAGATGCTAGTTGTTGTAAGTTGTTGGCAACACCTCTTATTCCGTAAGGAGCATCAGATAATACCCTACCAAATTCTAAAGTAGCAGATGTCGCAGCTCCTGTTTGTTTATTAGCATTACCTAATTCATTAGCATAGTTTGATATAGATTTAGAATTTCTCTTCCTTAAATCAGCTAATTTAGTTCTCTCTAGTTGAAGTTTCTTTAAGGTTAATGTATATTCCTTAGTCCTACCATCTAGTTTATTTAAACTAGCCTCTAATTTTTTTACATTAGCATTAGCTTGTGCTTGTGCGACTTCTATTTTAAGCAATATTACTTTATCGGAATCAGCCATTTTATAATCTTCTTTGTTTTAGGTTGTACTTAAATTCTTTCCAGTTTGTAGTGGATTGATATTTACCTTTAGCTATTAATACATCCTCGTCAGATATTAGCCAATCATCTTCATTCAATAAATCTATTATATCTTTTAACATATTAATTTGTTGTTTCTTTAAGGGTTACACTTAATGCACTTTCATTATCATTAGCATCATATGCTAGTACATTTAAGTTGTATGAAGTAGCACTTGATAACCCTGTAACGCTGTAACTTGTATTTGTTGTTGATGCTAAATATGCACCATCCACATAAACTTTATATCCTGCAACACCAATATTGTCTGTAGAAGCTGACCATCCAAATAAGATACTACTACTTGTTTTAGATATGGTTTCTAAGTCTTGAGGTATTGATGGCGGCTCTAAGTCTAAAGCATTATT